TCAGGTCGCGCCCGGTCTTGGCCTTGTATTCATCCAGCACAACACGCGCCCCGGACTTGCGCCCGCTGATGGCGTCGCCCTCGTCGGCCAGTCGCGCCAGCGTCTTGGCCGTCCTGTCGTCGTCGAGCACGCGCGCCACATCTCGCAGCGCGTCGCTCTCAGGCTCCACCGCGCGCAGCGTCCGGGCAAGATCGTCCATCTCATCGGTGTCGATCAGCCGGCGATTGACCCGACCCTCGATGGTATTGGCAACGCGCCCTATCTCGTCAGCAGAACCAAACCCCTTCGGCACCGAGCCGGGGTCGGCGTTCTTCAGCGCGTGCCCCATCGACGCGAACTTCTCGGCGTTGTCTGCCAGCGATGTATTGCGATCCAGGTACTGGCCGATGTGAGACTGTAGGAAGTTCTGAGACTGGACGATGCGCTCGGTGGCTTCCGTTTCAGGCGTCGCTTTCCACACCTCGTACCACTTTCCCGGCCCGGCGTACTGCCCGGTATCCGCCATCTTGACAATGTTCTCGCCCAGCACCAGGCGCTGGAAGCGGGTCAGGTCGCGCCCCACCTCGAAGCCGGCGCGGAAGTCTTTGGTTGTGGTGAGCAGGTTCTTGTACGCCTGATACGCCCCGACCACACCGCCGCCCTCGTCGCCTCCGAACACTGTCCGCCCGACCGCGCCCAGTATCCCGCCCGCTACACCCAGGGGCTTTCCCTCACGCGCCGCCTTGCCCGCACTCCGCAGCGCACGACCCGCCATCTGGAAGCGCCCGCTTTCTGGCCCAGGCGCGACCGCCTGAACCGCGCGCAGCGCCAACTCGTTCCCCTGCAACCGGGCGACGCCCTTCAATATCCCGCGCTGAATCTTGGGCGCGGCGTTGAGCGGGTCGAGCAGAAAGCCCGACGCCAACTCGCGCAACTGACCCGGCGCTCCGAAGCGGGTAGCGATGTCGGCGTACACGGCGTCACCGTTCTCACCGCGAGCGATGCGCCGGCGCGCTTCGGTCAACGCATACAACCCACCCTTGACGCTGGGCAGGTCATAGTCAACGAATACCGATTCTGGATTCTCGACGATGAATGGGTTGCGCTTGTTGGGATCAGACGAGAACAGATCAAAGGCTGGATTGGTGTAGACGGGCGCGCTTTCGTATGTGGCCGCCGCCGCATCCCACGCCGCTGGCAGGCTACTCAGCGTTTCCTGTAGCGTGCCGTACTTGCCCGGCTCGAAGATGCTGCCGCCCACCTGGTAGGCTGTGCCGGCGACGCGCTCCGCCGCCTGGCGTGGAACGTCGAGGCCGTGAAAGATTTGTCCGATCAGGGTGTTGCGGTCGAAGTTGTTTTGCGCAGCGATGAGCCCCAGAGCAGCGCCGCCGATGCCGCCAATGAGCGTACCGATACCGGGTAGGATCGCCGTGCCGATGGCTGCACCCGTGATACCCAGCGGAGCGGCTGCGCTGAGTTGACCGACCGGACTACCCATGAACTGAGCGAACCGACCGCGTATCGTGGTGTTGGGATCGCCGGGAGTCAGGCCGAACTGCTGCCCTTGCTTGGCCTTCTGCTCCTCAGTCAGCGGCTCCATGCCGGCGATGACGTAGGAGCCGTCCGGTCTCTGGTAGCCTGTTGCCCCGCCGCCGGGATAGCGTGGCGCTGTGTGCTGATACTTGGACGACTGGAACCAGCGCGGGTCAACGTAGTTCAGTTTGCCGCGTTCGACCGCGTTCTTCGGCGGCTCGGACAGCGGCTTGTACTGGCCGGCGGGGACAAATGGCTTAGGCTGTTTGGCTGTGGGTGTAGGCGTGCGAGTAGGGCGGTAGCGCGGAGGCCCGCCGCCGGGGTAGTTGCCGGCCCGCTCGACTGGCGCGCGCGTCGGTCGATAGCGCGGCGTGACGTTCGCCTGCTGAGGCGGCCTGTTCGGTTGCTGCGGATTCGGGTTAGTCGGCACTCGTCACCCGATCACACGCGCCAATTAGTCAGACCGTATGCCCAGGGATCGAACTGACCGCCACCCCATCCGCCGCCACCACCGCCACCACCGCCCCCCCAACCTCCATCACCATAGCCGCCGTAGCCGCCATAGTCGGAGTAGCCGTAATCTCCGCCGCCGGTGTACTCTGGCGCTTGCGCGAGAGGGGGTTCGTAAGCGTTGGTGCCTGGCCCGCCGAAGTTGTAGTTCTGCCGGGGAGGTCGGCGGTTGATGCGCGCCATGAAATCAGGATCGCTCAACAAGGCGCGGATTCGGGCGCGTTCCTCTCGCTCGTTCAGCACACCCTGAACGAAGCCGGCCCCCAGTCTATCCCCGAACGGTCTACCGTATTGCTCGGTGACAATGACGCCGCGCCTTCCTGTTCCTACTCCTGCGGCGCGCGACGTGGCCGGCGTGTAGCCCTGCTGATACTGTGGCACACCGCCGCCGCGAGCCGCGCCCGCCGCAAAGGACGTGGCCGGCGTGTAACCGACCTGCCCCGTTCGGTTGGGGTAGTCGCGCGGATCGAGGACGCCGCCCGGTCGATGGATGATGTTGTAACTTGTGCGCCCTGCGCCCGACGCCCGCGATGTGGCCGACTGGTAAGCCGGCGCTCGACCACGCGCATAGTCCTCACGCACGACAACACCGGCCCGCGTCCCCTGTCCAGCGCCCGATGCCCGCGACGTGGCCGGGGTGTAGCCTTGCCGACCGCCGCCGCTGTAACGGGGCGCGGCCTGTGTCGGTTGATCGCTGCGCCGGCCGCCGCTGGCGCGTGGGTTGTAGTCTCTAGGCATAGTTCAGTAACCTCCTCATTCTCTTGACGTGACTCTCTATCCGCGCGTACATCTGCGGGTCTTGCTGCTTCAACTCGGCGCGCTGTTCGGTCGTCATCACCAGCGCCTGCATCACCCGCTGCGCCATGAGTTCGGGTTCGTGGAAGCGTTCTTGAAACTCCGCCTCCCACCGTTCGACGACAGCACGCGCCTCAACGCCGGTTTCTTCAAGGTCAATCGCGGTCAGGGACATGGCCCTACCCCTGCCATCTCGGAGGCAGCGGCGAGTTAAGCGGCTGGCCTGGCCCGACCTCACCGCCCGGCGGAAGCGCGCCGTTCTCACCCGACGACTGCGCCATCTGCATAGCCATCTCTTCCTCGCTCATCCCCTGCGGCGCACCCGCTCCAGCCTGACCACCCGGCGGCATACCACCACCCGGCATCGGAGCGCCGCCGCCCATACCCCCGCCGACCTGTTGCTGCATCGCCTGAGCCTGAGCCTGCTGCGCCTGTTGCATGGCCGCCTGCTGCTGTTGCGCCTGGGCCTGAATCTCCAACTGTACCTTTGCCTGCAACTTCGCCAGCAGCGCCTGCAACTCCGCGTCAACCCGATCCTCCATCCATATTTCTTTGTCGATGTTGCCGCTCTGCCCGATGCTCAGGAAGTTCTCGCGTATCCACCGCTTCGGCGCAAGTTTCAGGTTCTTTGCCAGAGCCGCCGCGTGCAACTGTTGCAGTCTGTCCTGTGGCAAGTCCGGCTCCAGTGTGCATTCGATAACCACACGCTCCGGCATCTCGTCGGGGTTCAACTCCACGTACCCGCCGCGCCTGTAGAACTTTTCCTTGCCGCCATCCTGCTTAAACCAACGCAGCGCTGCGATCAGCATGTTGGAGATCGCCGCCGCGCCCAACTGCTTAGGCGCGGTCAGGGGTAGCCGACCTGACTGCGCCAGCAGACTGATTGCCGAGAACGACATGCCCGACATAGGAGCGCCGCCCAGCGCCTGCTTCGGGATCGTGCTCTCAGTGTTCAGCCGTTGCGCCAGGTCGAGGCCGGTCAACAATGACGGATCAAATATCTTCTCGATGAATGGCCCGATGTCCTCGTCCGGCTCAACGTCCACCACGCCTGCCGGCATACTGCGATCAATGATGAGTGGCTGGCCGGGGTTTTTTGTCTTGCGCTTGAGCAGCGGGTTGGAGCCGAGCGCGAAGATGAGCGAGTACAGCACGGTCAGCGTCAGGTTCTCACGCTTCCACAGACCAGACTTATACAGCGCGTACAATAGCGGCTGTCGCTGGTTCTCCGGTTTGTCGAACATGAACGAGCCTTCAGCGAGCTGCGCGACGACGGGCAGGAACGACAGACCGTGCGGCTCGAACAGGATGGGAGTACCGCCGCCGATCAGACTAACAGCGGCGCCGCCTGAAGGAGCCGGCGTGACGCCGCCCCTGTCCACCCACACACAGCGATTCTCCCAATCCCACCAATCATTGACGACTACCTGCTCGTCGTTCTCGTGCGCACCCGGCTCAGCAGCCAGCGCCATCTTCCCCCACGAATCGACGACCTCGCCCCAGGTTGTCAGCGTCCGCCGCAGGAACGAGCGCAACCCGAACGAGTCATACTCCGGGTAACAGGTGCGCGGGTCGTATATCTTGAACAGGTACGGCGTCTCGCCAGCGACGTGCTTCATGCGTGCGGTGCTGGCCTTGTTGCCCGACGCCTCGGCGTAGCGCAACAGGTCAGCCGTCTTCGTGACGCTGGCGCACACCTCCCCAAACAGCACCGCGCTGAACACCACTTCGTAATGCGCCGGCCTCAGACTCACGCGCCCGCTCCCGTTCCACATGGCCTTCGCCGCCGTCTCCATCTTCTCGCTGACCGCGCGCGAGTAGTCGTCGGTTTCGTCGAACGGCGCCGACAACTGCGGCTCGGATGCGGTGAGCAGGCGGATTGCGCCGATAGCTGCGTTGTATGCGGTCGGCGACATGGTGCTTTTGATCCAGTCCGCTTTAGGTTGCTCCTGCCATTCCATGTGAAACATCCGGCGGATATCCTCGAACATGGCGTCGCGTTCAGAGTAGCGGGCGACGAGCCGGCTGGCGTAGTGCTTGATGTCGTTGGCGTCGAGTGCCATTACAAGTCCTTACTCCTGACCAGCGAGCCGGCCAGACCCAACTTGCTCGCCAGCGGATCGGTGACGAGAATCGTCTGCACCTTCACCGGGTTGGGCCGGGCGCGAATCGAAACGAACACGTAGCCGGCTGCGTCGTACAGGTGATCCTCTGCGTCTGTCGCCACATCCTCGACGTTGTGCGGATCAACTGGTAACTCCTTCAAGGTACGAATGAAGTTCGGGCAGGTCTTGAATATCTGCAATCCCGGTTTGCCGTCGGGCAGATTCGCCAGCAGCGTGTGGTACCTGCGCTTGCGCATCGCTCGATTGTTGTCGGCTTTCGTCAGCGGCAGACCCTCGGCCCGGTACTCGTCGGCGGTGGAGAAGGTCTTGTTCTCGTATGTCTTCTTCGTCCACATCGACGGGTCGGCGTAGGTGATGTTCACCTTCTCAGTCGGCGGCGTGTTTGCCAGGATCAGGCGAGCCTGCTGCCGATCGGTCATGCCGGTCTCGTATGCTTCGCGCACCCCGTACACCCGGCCGGTGTCGGGGTCAATGCGTATCCACGCGCAGGCAAACGGCGATTCTCTGCCCCAGTCCACGCCGCGCAGCGCCGGCCAGTGCGCCGGCAACTCCAGCGGCGCAATCACGTGGCGGTCTTCGCTGAACTCCGGGAACGCAACGCCCGCGCCGGCCAGGAACTTCGCCAAGTATTCCTGCTCGAACTCTGCTTCGCTCATAACCAACCGCGCTGCGTCAATCTCCGCCGGGTCAATGTCCGGGTTGTCGTATGTCGTCTTTGTCCAGCACGCCCAGTCAGGCGCGGCCTCGGCGTAGCAATACAGTTTATAGAACCAGTTGTGTCCGCGCGGCGTGCTCTCGAACAGCGCCCAGCCCTTGCGGTCAGACAGCGCCGGCCTGATGATCTCGCTCCATACCCGCTCTCGAATCTCCCGGCACTCCGCGAACGCCACTCCATCCAGACCGGCGGAGCGCAGCGAGTCCTCGTTGTCTGCCGACTTCACCCAAATCTCAGACCCGTTTCCGAGAACCACGCGCCGCCGGAACTCGCTGATCTCTGCGAAGCCGAAGCACGTCGAACGTAGCATATTCCAGCCCGTCTCGCCCACGGTGAAGTTCGGCCACACCCACCAGTAGAGGCCCGGCTTTTCCTCTGCCCGCTTGATCAACTGTATTTCTGCCGTCGTGCTCTTGCGCCAGCGCCGGCCACAGTTCATCACCTTGAAGCGGGCGGGCGATGACAGAACCTCATCTTGTCCGGGATGGGTGCCAGGCAGCGGAACCGACCCGACCCGTATCTTCTCGGTCGTCTTCGGCATCCACTTCTCCAGCCGCCTCGTCCGTCGATCCACGGCGTCCAGCAAGTCGAGCATCAATAACTTCCTTTGTTACCCGGACATCCGAGAGAATCTTCAAGCCGCCGGCGACGGCGTGAATGTACTCCGGCGAGTAGGTCGTTTCGGCGGATGCGCGCTTGAGATAATCGATCGCGGAGTACATCGCCGGCAGCAAGTCGAGCGACCAGTTCGCCTCAAAGATTTCCTTTTTGTGGTGGAAAATTGCGGCAAACTCCGGGTCTTCGTCAAGCCGGTTGCGCCAATTCAACAGCGAGCGCACCGACACATCCCAATGCCTCGCTGCCTTCTCATCACTGGTGAACGCCGCCTCAACCAGGATAGCCGCCGCTCGTTCGGGCTTGAACTTTGCCCCGCCGTTTCCGCCGTTTCCGTTTGCCACGTTCTACCCCTCGTATCGCGGCGATCCCCGTCGTTTGCCCCGGTACTTCGGCGCTCCGCCGGCTGGCCGCGCCCCGCGCAGCGACTCGCCGCGCGCCGCTGCGCTCTGAAACTTACCCTTGCCGTACTTCTTGCGCCCGATGTAGGCCGCTAACCCCTTGCTGCCTACCTCCCCGGCTAACTTGTCGAATCCAACGTAGGCCATTCTGTCGCCTCCTCTGGTTCGCCCTTCAGCGTTTTGATTCTCCGCCTCGTCGCCGCTTCCAACTTGCGCAGCGCACGAAACGACACCTCAAGATGAGGACTGACCGCAACCTCGGCGCGCGCCAGATTGACCAGCATACACAGCGCGCCATGAACTTCGTTTAGGTATTGGAGTTCGGTCATCCGCGCCCTGCCATCCACACATCCAGC